GCTGACCGCAGTAAAACAACTGCAAAGCAATACGCTGTGATGATTTTACGCGATGATTACCATTACACATTCCGAGCAATTGGCGAACGGATGGGGGTATCGGAATCGGTGGCGTTTAGGTTATACGAAAAGGGAATCAACAATGAAAAAACATACAAAAATAATTTTGATATATTATTCGGTTGAGTGTATTTTTGTGGTATGAAATTTATAGATAATTACGAAAATTTGTATTCGGTTACCGAAAAAGGGGATGTTTATTCACATCGGTATGGGAAATTTTTAACACCAATAAAGCAAAAAAATGGCTATGTCATGGTATGCTTATATAAAAATCGGAAGCCCAAAATGTATACAATTCATAGATTAGTTGCCAAAGCGTATATCCCAAGAATAATTGGCAAAGAATTGGTTAATCACATAGACATGAATAAACAAAACAACGCAGTATCAAATTTGGAATGGGTTACCGCAAAAGAAAATATACAACATGCGTGTCGTAATGGGGTTCGTTCTGGCGTTAAAAATGGCAATTCAAAATTAAATGATGCACAAATCATTGAAATAAGGGCGAAGTATAAATTTAGAAAATACACCTATGCCGAATTATCAAAAGAGTATGGTGTATTGAAAACTTATATTGGTCGTATTATTAATAGGGTGGTTTGGAATCATATATGAAACGACATGTTAAATTGTATTTGAATTATTTTGGGTATGACACATCCGATTTTATCCCGTGCGAAGTGTGTGGAAGCCAGGCGGTTGACATCCACCACATTGAATGCCGTGGCATGGGTGGAAGCAAGGAAGCCGATAAAATTGAAAACCTACAAGCCCTTTGCAGAAAATGCCACATCCAATTTGGGGATCAAAAACAACACAAAGATTTTTTAATTATCACACACCAAATAAAAATGAACAAATGATACAAATTGTTAAAACAAAAGACATTATTGCCAATGAGAATAATCCCAGGGTGATAAAAGATGACAAATTCCGTAAATTGGTACAATCAATTAAGGACTTCCCACAAATGTTGAACCTCCGCCCGATAGTCGTGAATGATGAAATGGTAGTTCTTGGAGGTAATATGCGGTTACGAGCCGTGCAAGAAGTTGGGTTGAAGGAAGTAGCCATTATTAAGGCATCCGACCTAACCGAAGAACAACAAAAAGAGTTTATCATCAAAGACAATGTTGGCTTCGGAGAATGGGATTGGGATGTGTTGGCTAATGAATGGGAACCAGAATTGTTGAGTGAATGGGGGTTGGATGTTTGGCAACAACCCGTGGAGGTCGACTATTCACTTTTGGATGAAGAAGATTTATCCGACGAACTTGCGGACATGGCCGATGGTGTAAAGAAAGCCATCCAAATTGAATTTGAACCCGACCATTACGATGAAGCCACCGAATTGGTAAAGTTTTGGCGGGAACGCGGGGCGTATGTTGGTTACATGATCATGCAATACCTCAAAGAAGAAAAAGATAAGTTATGAAAATCTTTTTGATGTATTATGACCGATACAAAGAAGCAACAACATCTAAAATGTTGCAAACTGAACACATCGTGTTATGCCACAACAATGCAGACAAATTCACTTGCATCGGCCCACAAGGTGAATTGATACAAACTAACGAACCCAAAGGCATTCAAAACAATTTCAATTATGGCTTACGCATGTTAAACCCTGGCGAGTGGGGCATATTCATGAGTGACGATTGTGTTGGGGCGAAAAAAATACAGAACGGGAAGTTCGTGGATTGTTCAGTTATGGAATCATTGAACGAATTATTAACAATCATTCCGAAGGCCGACAAAATGGGAGTCAAATTGATTGGCCTAAATTCAACGGGTAATCCTTTTTATGCGAAAACAAAGTATTCGAAATACGGATTAGTTGATGGGCGTTGTTTTGCTATCAAAAGAACTGAGTTTGAATTCCATCCAATCATTAATACAATCCCCGATTATTACGCTTCGGCTTACCATTTGAATAAATACGGGGGCAATTTAATTTTGAATTACACCTTCATAGATTTCAAAAGATACGAAAAAGGAGGATTGGGAAGTGAAGAAGATAGAATACATGACAAAATGAAAGATGTCAATATCATGTTGTCAACATTCCCGAAGAATGTCCAACTCAAAGACAAACCAGGTCAACCAAAAAATTCACACATAATAATCAAACGATGAAACGCGTAGATTTAACCCTACAACCCCATGAAGCAAAAATCGGTCAAGAATGCCCGTATTTAGCCCCAAACATTACCGAAGATTGCATTTTCTATGAGAACGGAGAGCCAATCGGATTTTATATCAAATCAATGCCCGAAAGAGCAACCAAGTTGGCAAATTTGGCGAATTTAGAATTTCAAAGCAAACGAGTTCCCAAATCATTATTAGAGAGAAGCGATGTTATGGCCAAAGTTTACAAAGAAGGAATGACAAGAGCCGAAGCCAAAAAGAATGGCACGGTCCAAATGTCAACTATTCTGGGTTCAATCCCTCCGAAGCCACACATGAAACGCCCATATCCGTCAATATCCTCGGTTCATCAATCCGAACCAGCACAAACCTTCATCAAAGCAATGTTGATGTTGGCGAAGGAAAGCGAATCAATCATGCACGATATATTGCCCGACCAATACGAACGGCAAAAGAAACTATTTGAGCAAGTTCCCGATAAATGGAAGTTCGCGAACCTTTTTACCTCCTCAATTTCAAACTACAATATATCTGCACCTTTCCATCGTGACACGGGTAACATCGTTGGTGCGGTCAATGTGATCATCACGAAGCGTTTGAACGCCAAAGGTGGCAATCTTTATGTTCCCGATTACGGGGCGGTTATGGATAGCGCAGATAACTCAATGTTGGTTTATCCCGCATGGAAAAATGTTCATGGAGTTACGCCAATTATCCCGACACATGACGGGGGATATAGGAATAGTTTGATATTTTACCCCTTAAAAGCATTCGTTGGGTTAAAATAATTTGTCTTTTTATTTTGTATTTCAAATTAAAAATGTATCTTCGCTTCATGGAAATAGGACAAATGGTTAAATGGCAGTTAGATTCAATCGGTAACATTGAATGCGTGGGTGTTTTTTTACAACAATTGAACGACAAAACATCCGAGGTAATTTGCCACTACATGAACGACAAGAAGTGCGTTACTAAATTACAAGTTGAAACAACAAAATTAGAACAGATATGACAAACACAATTGAAATCACGGGGATTGGCAACTCAATTTCCTACTGCGAAGCAAAAGGATTGGGATTGATTTTTCAAGCGTATGCAAATCAATGTGCAAACGAAGAAATCATGGGCGTTGGATTTAACGCTAATTCGGGTTATGTTTACATAGCCCTTGAAAATGGAATCTCAATTTGCTCTTGCATGGGGCATCAAGTTGATTACCTCGTAACAAATTTTTACAATGGCGAAGAAACATTTTACGACACTTACCAAGAAGCATTAGAACATGAAAGCGTGGAGGAAGATTGAACGAACATTACCACAAGAAGAAACCCCCGTATTGGTTAAGACCGTGCGGGGTTTTCCTTATGTGGCGGTTTACTATGATGAACAATGGCATTGTTATCACACGGATCAAAGATTACATGTGGTTTACTGGATGCCAATACCCCTAACCCCCGATGAATGATGACACCAAAAGACAAAGCGAAACAACTGGTTGACAAATTCACATTGGTTGGGCTACAACAACGCAACGAGGGAATCCAATGTGCGTTAATTTGTGTTGAGGAAATACTTGATGTAATTAAGTTGATGCCTTATGGAATGCAGTATTTGAGTGCAAGGGATTATTGGGAAGAAGTCAAAGAAGAAATCAAAAAATTGGAATAATGGCATACGATAGAAACGAATTAGAAGCAACGGCCATCGCCGCAATAAAGAAAAACAAATTGTTTTTTATTCAAGATGTAATTGCATACTTACCATGTACAAGTAGCACATTTTACCACTTGGGCTTGGAAAAATCGGAAAGCATAAAAGAGGCATTGTTGGAAATCAAAACCAACATCAAAGTATCTATGCGTTCCAAATGGTATTTGAGCGAGCAACCCACATTGCAATTGGCGTTAATGAAATTGATAAGTAGCGAAGAAGAACTCCGCAAACTATCCATGAGCCACAATGTGTTGGAGGAAAAAGAGAAACCCATTTTTAACGGAATCAATTTAGATGTAGACAAATGAAATTTGTGAAAAATACACGATACTATCGTGGCGTGGTTTATGAATGGAACTTGCCCACGGGTAGCACTTGCCCATTTGCGATGGAGTGTAAAGTAACTGTGGATCGCATCACGGGGAAATTTGACATTCATCGGGGGCAATACAAATGCTATGCAGCGGGGCCAGAACGATTCCCAGGTGTACGGGAACATCGATGGAAAAACTTTGAATACACAAAAAATGGTGGTATCCCACAAATTCCAAAAGGGTGTAAAGCAATTCGCATCCATGCGGCGGGGGATTTTTACAACCAAGATTATTTTGATATGTGGTTGGAGGTTGCACGGGAAAACCCACAAGTTGAGTTTTGGGCTTACACCAAATCATTGAATTATTGGATTAAAAGGTTGGGTGAAATACCTAACAATTTAACATTGACCGCATCACGGGGGGGGAGGTTGGATTGTTTGATTGACCAACACGAACTGAAAAATGTAACTATATTCAAATCCAAATACGAGGTACCCGAACAAATGCCGATTGATACAAACGATGATTGGGCAAGGACACCAAATGTCAATTTTGCTTTGATTGATAATTACGCCAAAGAAACACCCCAAATTTCATTATTGTAATGTTGCAGAAAACAACGGCCCAGGTCAAGATTAGTCGGTTACGCAAACGGGTTAGGATTGTAAGGGGTGGAACAAGTAGTTCAAAAACCTTTTCAATTATCCCCTTGCTAATTGATTACGCGGTTAAAAACCCAAAGGTAGAAATCAGCATCGTATCGGAAACCATCCCCCACCTACGGAGGGGTGCTATTCGTGACTTCCTTAAAATCATGGAAATGGTCGGAATGTTTGATCCGTTGAAATGGAACAAATCTTCATGGACTTATTCATTCAGCAACGATAGTTACATTGAATTCTTTTCAGCAGACCAACCCCAAAAGTTGAGGGGTGCAAGGCGTGATGTGTTATTCGTGAACGAGTGCAACAACATTGATTGGGAATCATACTACCAAATGGCAATCCGTACCCGTAAATTTATATACTTGGATTACAACCCCGTGGCGGAATTTTGGGTGGATAGTGAATTGGTAAACGATTCGGATGAGG